TTCGCAGTGTTTGAGTATAGATCTGGATTTTGGTTATCTATCAATATCCAATCACTTTGAACTTCGACGTTTGTTGGGTACGTGAATCTAACATAAGCATCAACGATCGTTCCAGCAGGTCGATATGCACTCATGAACACCTTCAGACCATTCGCATCCAACTGCTCCTGTAAGACAATCTCCTTAGAGATCCAGCTAGATGAAGTATCAACACTTGATGTTATTTGGTACTGATATACGTTTAGAATTGATAAGTCTGCATCAAGTATAGGAGAAGCTGTCTTATATCCACCGTTTGACATCGTAACCCGAATAATGAAGTCTTCAGAAGATGCATCGCCTGTATTTACGATACGACTCTTACTGTTCATAATACGATTACTGTTCAACATATAGACGTTTCCGTTCGCAGGAATAGTCTTATCAACATCTTCACCATTATACAGAGTTAGATCTGTTGATGTTCTGATTGAATTATTGGCCAGTATCTGTGGTTGGAAGTATGAGAGTGGCTCATTATCAACAGTAGTTATCGTCGCAGATGCGCCGCTATCGTAACCAGTAATGACTTGAGAATTGTCTCTTGCCGTACCGTCACTTGCCACTCCTACAGAAATTGCAACAAACTGTTGTCCAACGTACGGAGTACCAGTTGCGCCAGCATCATTCCAGTTAGCAATTGTCGTGACTTCGCCTAAGTTCGTGATCGTGTATGTGTCGCCTATGATAAGAGATCCCATAGTAGTTGACGCATTATCATCCACAAAGTTGGTTGCTGTTGCAGAACTTGCTTTTAGGAACAATCGATCAGGCTTCTTGTTATCGAAGTGCGACACTCTACCAGCAACACATATGTACGCCGTTGCGGACGAAGTTGTCGTTGAGTTATAAGGAGTCTCTATGGTTAAAGTCGTTGTTGTGACTTCACTGACAACAGTCGTAGTAACAACAGATATCTTAGACAAGAACGTATTTGCACCAGATTCTATGTAGACGTAATCGTTTTGTGCGAATAGTGTAGTGCCAGCAATTGTTATTGTCTGTAGCGTGTCACCGGTAATAGCAGCCGTATATGAAGTTGACTTTTTGATAAAAGCCAGTTCGTCGTTAACGAAGTTATTGGTTGTTCCACGTACAGTCAGAAACTCAACATCATTCGGAACAAGGTTTATATATCCACCGGTTGTTTGGAAATCATAACGCTTCACCGAGAACTTGATATCCTCATCTTGGTAGGACTTCCAAGCACTATCGTTAGTTGAGGTAAACAGAATTCCGTCACCCCAATCGTTAGTGATTGATACTCCAGTTGCGACATCAGTGCCACCAACCTTTGAAGTCCAGATCAAATAGTCAGGAGAGTTTGCATCAGGAATAACAACGAAGCAGTACTCTTTCTCTACATTAAGTTTAACTGGGTTCTTAAATTCAAACGTAGTAGCTATTGCAGCAGTAGTTGATACATTAACTTGGCTTGAACGTAGATGTTTTCTAGCAAAAGGAAGTATAGATTTTGCTGGGTACCCATTTACAACTTCACGAAGCTCTATTGTAACGCCAGTCGCAATGCTCTTAGTTTTGAAGTATACTTCAATCTCACTAAGCATCACAGTACTTGCGCCAGCTGCCTGAGCTGTTCGTATTTTAAACGTTTGAGCGATAGGATCTGTTGGAGCTGCCCGAGTAAACTGGCGTTGCACAACAGTATCAGACACATCGATATCGCCGGTACGAGTCGTATAGTTCAATTCGGACTTACCGATATCGAAGTTAAACGCTCGGTAAGTTGCTTTTGAGTACGAAGTCTTGGTTGACTCTATATTAGCATAGACGTTTACGTCAACCATCTCTAATACATTTTCACCAACAAAGAACGTATCAGCCGGAATCTTAAAGACTGCACTGAGTGTTCCTTCTGAATCTGTACGAACTGCACCACCTTTGGTTCCACTAATCTGAACTGCGGAGACGTTATACTCAGTAGTAGAGTTAATTGTACCAGGATACACATGGGTATCAACAGCTGCTTGTTGGAAGTAGAAGTAGTGACGTGTATTTGGTCTAAGACCGGTCACAAGTACCTTAACTTCTCTAGCCTGAACATAAGGCTTAGTGTTGATATCAGTGACGAAGTTGCCTACAGGTGTAGAGAACTTACTGTTTACGGCTGATATATCGGCTGTTTGTGCATGAGACGTGATATAATCTCGCTGCGCCTGACCAGATCCAATACCAACAAATCCGTTAGACTCGGACGTGTCCGCATCTTCTCGAGTGAGTGGCATCATCTCTTGGATGTTATCAACCAGATCCAGAAGAGATTCGGCAAAATCAACTTCGAACTCGACTTCTGGGTTCGTGATCATATTGTAACCAGCATCGAATGGAGGATGCAAGTTTGATCTGCCTTGATAGCTATAGAAACTAGATACACAGTTTCTGAAGGTAGTGGCATACGGTTGACGAATAGATGCTACTCGTGTTCCTACATCGGCCAGAGTTGCGACATCTTGAAATACGTTAGCGCCAACAGATGACGCAATCTTCATATCAACTTGGTATTGCGTTACCGCAGGAGTTGCAACGGTTCTAGACTTATCTACACCAGCTTTAAAAGCAGGATCAGATACATCACCTATCTGGAGTCCTTTGAATCCATCTACCAGGATACCATTCTTGAATCGATTGATGCCTGATGCATCTGGAATGAAGATATCATTAGCTTCTTTCTCTAGTACGTTAAGAGCCACTAGATCAGTGAGCCGATCAATCTTTCGTTCAATTTTTCCGATGTCATCCATCGTATACGTCTTATTAGAAACGTCTTGAATCTGTATAGAGTTATTACCAGAGATCTTCGTTAAGTTATTTGCCTGATCTCCAGGAACTAGTATGTGGTTGATTGCGTACAATCCAGCAATAGAAGGTCTTCTTGGAGCTTCTGCCTCACCACCCTTGTATATAGAGAACACCCCAAACTCGTCAACCACTAAGCTATCGATTCTGGCCATATAATATGACTGAGTTGATGATATGCTGCTATCGATTGATGGAGATACACCAGATATGATAGTTTTAGATACCACCGTTGCCGTCGGCGCACCAGCTGAACTTGTTGAGTATGTAACAACCGGAGTGACGTACTGTCTAAAGTCATATGCGTTCAACAGGTTATATTCAACACCATTTTTACCATAATACAACTTAATCAGCGTCTTAGATGTTACGTTATTATAGCTGTCTACAGTCAAATATCCACTACCAATGGTAGACGTTCGGCGCAGAACCTTAACTTTCATCAGAAGATTTGAGTTCTCGAGGGTCTCGCCTGTCTTCACTGTTAGGTGAGAAATGTCATAGAAATGATCTTTCTGATTCGTGACAAGTCTGAACTTACCGGTAACGTCGATAGCATCAACACTTCCAAAGTCATCTACTACCTCAAGAATCTGTACAACGTTAGGCAGACCAGTCGTCACTTTACCGTCAGCGTACACTGCTTTCACGTAAACGTCAATCTCTTCCAGTGCATCTTGCTGAGTATTAGTGACGATCGCATCATAGTACAAGAATGCTGGGTCGCTAGCTTCGAGAGTTATGGTTACTATACCAGCGGATACTGTCGCTGTACATGCAATAACATTATTTACTGCGTCTACGGCGAATATGTTTGATGTCAATGGCTGCTCGTTAGAGGTAGGCGATATAGTCAAAGTTGCTGAAGGAGATGCTACGGCAATGCGCTTTCGTTGTACGAATGATACAGCAGAGATTGATGATAGACTTGATTTACCTGCATCGAAGATCTTACCTGCACCGTTAGCGCCGTATAATACACCAGTGTTGGTCAGTGGAGTATTAGAGATCTTAGTTGGTGTAGCGTTCTCTTGTCCGGCAACACGATCGATTGCATATACAAAGAGTTTGCCGGGAATTACGTTTGCTATGGAGCATGTTCCAACTACGGTAGCGCCATTATAGATAGACACTCGGCTGCCGTCAATTGCAAAGTTATCCAATGCCTGACCAGTTGTGTGATCATACGTATAGTACTGACCATAAGATACGCCAGTGAACTGGTTAGTCTTCGTCTGCGTAAGAGTTGTAGGATCGATCAATAGACGCTTGCTTGAAACGTTAACGATCTCGTTACCAAATACGTACGCTTTACCAGGAGATACTACAGCATATGCATCCAGACCAGTCTGCTCGAGTGTGACATTAAGTCCACGAGTTACGTAGTTGCCAGATTCTTCGTATGTGCGACGAGCGAGTTCGGAGTTGATAGAATTGAACTCGGTACGATCACGAATACGAACTGGGCTGCCATCTACATATCGAATGAGTGCGAAGAACTCTGTTGGCTCTGTTGCAGTCGAGTAGGATACGAGTGTTGGGACCAACTGAAGTCTATCAGCGCCTGGAGCATTCTCGTTGTTGAAACCAGATGCGTTATCAAGTAACGTAGAATCGCCATTCGATGTAATTAGGTTCTCTTTTACCGCAAAACCAACTGACACTGTGCCCGGAATGTTAGAGTATTTTGATGCAATAATGAACTGCTTCTCGACGAATATGAAGTGTCCTTTTTGGAAGACAACTCCAGCTTCACAAGATACGCCAAAGGATCGACCAACGTGACTAGCAACAGTCGCTGCCGTGACGGTGATTACTTGTGCGCCTAATGAATCAGTTACAACGAGTGACTCGCCTGACTGAAACTGTTTAACATCATTGTCACCGTCTTGAGTCGAGGTCAAATACTTGATGTAGAATGTTTTTAGATCAGGATTCTGAGTTTGGAAGCCATTCTGACCCTTGACTACTTCTGCGACTAGACCTGAAGTCTGACCAGTGATCGTATATGAGGTTATAACACCTTCAACTGTAGTCACTTGATCATAGACGGCTGGATTCACAAATCCAGCTTGATCGTTTAATTTTACAAAGAAAAGATCGTCACGAGCAGTAAGGTTGATACCACTAATGATGGTACCTTCTTTATAGATGTTCGCACCAAAACGTTCTACCTGTTGTTGGAGGATCGTCTGCAATTGCGTCAGTTCTCGTGCTTGTACTGCCTTGGCGGGCTTAAACAGAATGCGGTTAAACTGTTTTGCCTCGCTAAAGTCATCATAGTACGGATCAACGTTTAAGTCTGTATTAATGCCCATGTATTATACTCTTTCCTTAACAGTTTAAAAGTCAAAGATAAATTTTATCTTTTCTTTGCGATCTATTTGTCTGGTGATAGGATCAAAATCAATGTAATGAAGTAGATCTCCGGTATAGGCTACGTATTTTCCATAAACTACATCGGTACTAGCATTATTTATACTCAATGTATAAGCACTAGTGGCAGTCAAGCTGGTTCTGATGTAGATAGTGCCATTTTGAAACTTATTCTCAAATGCACCCACGTAGTCTACCATATAGATTGTGGTCGAGTTCAAACCAGAATCATACACACTTTGGTGTATTTTAGCAGTTATGACCTCATCGCCTTCATCAATGACATCGCCAGCTGTAGGAGCAAATTTATAATGACTCACAACACCAGTGCCAGATGTCACAGATACTGCAACGAATGCGTCTCCTAGCTTATAAACAACCCCAGACGTACCGGCAGCAATGTTCCATAGTGACTGTGTAGTTGTACCAAAATCCGTTATTACATACGAGTTGCCTGGGTACAAAGTAGTGACAGAGGAATCTTTGAGATACTGCTGAATAACATGTCCTGCTAAAGCAGTACCCGTTACATCCCCAGCTATGGTCATCGAAGCTCTGTTATCGAATGAGTCAACGAACACAGCATCACTAAATTCTGGATTCTTCACTAGACCGACTTTAGTGTACGAGTTTGCGTCAGGTATAATACCCTCGACGCCCGAAAAGTTTGTGATGATCACAAGTCTACTCATGGCCATCTCGTGAACTGGCTCAGAGCCATGTCCACCTCTTGGCGATACAACGCACCGTAGAACGGTAGGTGATGTTGCAGTAAGACCTTTTGGGTAAGCAACTTGGGCTTTAGCTATCTTATACTCGGTGCCTTTTGATCTGAAACCAATTCTAACCAGTGTCCCGAACTGATCAAGAATACCGTGAGCTAGACAAGGAGATCCGCTAAGAGTGCTCTCACTGACTATAATCTTAGGAAGTAACTGGCATAATGTGTTCTGTGGAATATCAACCTCAGTCGTTATCGTGAGTCTGATCTGTGTAGCAGAAGCATACGAAGATGCAACAACATTATACAGTTCTCCAGACTCCGATATCTTTAGATACATATTAGCGTACGCATCATCTGTCGAGTATAAGGAAAAGCCAACCTTTGGCGTTATATCAACAACAACGTTCTTTGTTGTACCACTCTGAGCTTGAGAGAATACTGTAACATCGGACGCATTGGTGTTGCTACCATTAGGACCGAATAGATATGCACTGAACTGATTGATAGGCGTAGATTCGATTATAATCTGCGAAACAGTCTCTCTTGCAGCAGAAATTACATCAACGTCTCCATATGCAGGATAAGGAAGAGGTAAGCTGTCCGACGTTTGATAGATAGTGGCATCAGAAGCCGTGATGGAAAATAGATACTTCCACACATAGCCGTCTGCTGTAACGATAAACTCGTCCGAAGATGATACGATACCACTAAACACTGGAGTTATCGTAGAAGGGCTATCGTAATTATTCTCTATACACTTAAAAACTGTATAGTTGCCTTCAATATCAGGAACGGTTACAACCGTATTCGATGTGGTGACATCTTCCATATCATCAAAGTCATCATATACTATGCCAGATGTCCAGTTATTTTTATAGAACATATAGCGAACATCGTTATCTGTTATCCTATTTCCAAAGATAACCCTATTGGTAAACAATCGTTTTTCTATCTGAGTATTCGAGATCACATTGGCTTTATCAATACTTGATGCCATGATGTAGTAGTGCGATTCTGGTCTCAGACTCGTTAGCTGTGCATCGACGAAATCTTGAATATCAGTCGTATTCGCAGAAGAAAGCCCTAGCGTATTATCAGTGTTATACGACTGAAGTAGTGTTAGAAAATTGTCGCTTAACGTAGTGTTTTCGTTCTTAAGTGAATTAAACAACTCGCTAGCAGTTTCAACTCTAAAGTTCTCTGTAATAATCTTTGCCATTAGTCTATCCGTTTATCCGTGTTATAGTAGACATGCGTTAATTCCCCATGGATGCGGTTATGCTTGCCGTATATTCTGTATCGAGTACATCACCATCCCAAATTTGGAAATCAATGTCTACCTTGGAGCTTACATTATTACTACTATTTATCAAAGGTGAACTGAAGATTTTTGTGCCAGCAACGCCAATGGTGTCCCTGATCAACGGTTCGTACTTAGCCGGGTCAATAATAGATGACACCTCATACGAATATTCTTGATAATAATGGTTGTCGTGAATCCGCTTACTCGCTTCACTTAAGAAGGACGTAGTGGTTTTCCAACGTCCCTCTGTACTACCAGCACCAAATGTTCGTATGGTCGCACTGGCCACCACCTGATTGTAGTACGCACTGTTTGGCTCGATGTTAACGATTGATACGACTTCGCCGTCTGTGTATCTATAGCCACTGTTGATGGTTGCTATGGTCTCGATCTGACCGATCTCATAGCTAGCAGTACCACTTATCGATGCGTTTGCGCCCATTGGCAGTGAGTCTACGTCATATCTAATACTGGCTATGTTATATGGGTTGTTTACAATTAATATCGATATGTCCTCATCAAAGTCGTAGAAGCTTATCTGTCTAAAGTAATAATCGTTGTCAACTCGCTTAAGAAATCTAGCCTTAACCGTATAATCGATCATTGATCCGTCACCCAATACCAAGTTTTCGATCTCCCTTTCCTGGGTGATAATGTCGCCGACTTGCATTAAGAAGTTTGGATTGGTGAAGTTGATTATAAGATCTTTCTTATCGAACTTGGAGACGTTGGCATGGAGCGCATCGATAAACACATTATTCTGATAGTTCGTGCCAGATGATGTTATCTTAAGTGATGCTATTGCACCTAACTGTATGGACAATGGAGTGAACGCATCATTTATCGTGGTAGTTATTATTTCGGACCCGGCACCAGACATACCATAGTCGGTAGAATCGAGTGCTATATTGCTATAGTCACCGATCTGATCTGTAATTAGCGTAACATCCTCGATCTCTGTGATACCAGCAATTTCGAAATTTGCAGTATCGTTATAGTCCGCAATGGCAGTGATTGTGTCCGAGGCGAGGTCGTTAATTTTAATAGTTGTGGTAGAATCGGTAATTGCATCGCCGCCAGACGTTTCGGGTGCGACAGGGAATGACGTGAACTGCTTATAGATGCCCAACGAGGGAAGAAGTTGTGTCTCGATGTGATTTATGTAGTTCACATCAGTCTGACTCCCGTTTATATAAGACTCTAACTCAGTCGCATCTTGAGCAGTTAATCCACCGCTATTGGTTATATCGCCGTTAGCAAATCCATTGTTCGAAATTGTAGTTAGTATGATACCCCAACCATGATTATCCGTAGCATCACCAGCGATGGTCCTTAACAGCTCAACTGGTATCACATACTGTCCGATATAGGTTCCCGATGATACAGTCTCGTTTAATCTAGACGCTCGGGTAACATCATCTGTTGTTCTAATGTATAGCAGGTGCTTAACAAAAGCTACTACGACCCCGGTCCCATTGATTGGACTCGGTGTCGATGCATACACACTTCCACTTGCTGATACTACTTCAGCCTCATCGCAGGAGATTATGTCGCCTGCCTTAATACTAACCACACTCGTTGGGTCAACAACTAATACTTGATTACTGATGCCTATGCTGTTTGATGCATAAGCAGACAGTGGGTTAACATACCCAAATCCACCGTCTTCGATGTTGAATGTGATCTGTCCAGTCGGCGCATCAGATATCGATAGTACATATCCTGTAGCATCAACGCCAAACTTGGTAGATAGAAGCTTAAGTCTATCGCCAGATACTTGACCAGACACTCGAAACTCTGGACTAACCGTGACATCACTAATCGATCCTGATATCAGCTTTCCTACTATAATCGTCACTCCTGATCGAACTACAGTCAAACCGTCATCCGAAGAGAACTTACCTACTGTGCTAGACACGTACACTAGCGGAATAAGAGATCCCGAGAAGTTTACGAAGTTGACCTGATCCACGAATGCTACAGCAGATGATATATCACCAGAAATTCGATCACCCTTTTGAATGGGATAGTCGTCAACGACGGACACTGGTCGCATCTCGAGAAATATGTCGCCACCCCAAACAGAATCCGAAGGACGCAGTATGTTCGAGCTAGGATAGAACACTTCAATCTGCTCATTATAGAACAATTGGAAGAGAAGTTCAAGTGATTCCTGAGTACCCTTTCTTCGATACAAGTCCGATACGTGCTTGATGATAAAGCGTGTATCAATCACGGTATCAAGTGGTAGATCTGCTAGATACTTCTTCTTAAAGAATATTAGAAAGGATGAAAGCGTAGTGTCGATGTCCCGCAACTTAGGTATATTTCGATCCATGCGCTCGTCGACAAACTTGTAATATGCCTTTGTAAACTCGACCATGAACTCGCCATCTTCTCTGTAGACAGATGGGAACTGTTGGTCGATTCCTGAGTGTATACTATCTCGGACTACTAAACTCATTTTATGTCGCCAATGGTGTTACGTTGATTGTAATGTCTTCGCCACGAATAGATATTATTCTATCCTTTGGAGTCTTAACGTCTTTGTTTACAGTAGAAGCTGTGAACTTGATTGCTGCGCCTTCGAAGTCATCAACGGTGATGTTCGATAGCTTGATAGCACCAGTCGTATAGTTTACCGTACCAACGCCGTACTTAAACACTCGTGCTACATCCGTTCCTGCCGTGACGAGCATGAAGCTGCCCAACCCATCGTCTTGCATGGTAACGAGTGCGCCATCATAAGTGAACTTGGTTGTACTTACAGCTGGATTGAATGAATCGAAACCAGTGATAGCATCAAATGCATATGGCTTAACAAGTGCATCCTCAAATGAGAACGACGGACTACTTGCTATGTTAAGTACAGGAATATATTCGATAATTGGTTTAGCAACGATATCAGTACTTATGATAGATCCATCTACCGAATCAAGGGTTGCCGCTAATCGAGATTGGCGGAGTGTCTTATTGAAATCGTTTAAGTATGTAGTCTGATAGGTGAGAACGGCAGAATACACTTCGTTTTTGATCTGCGCTGCTGACTTAGAAGTAAGGTTAGCATCATACTTGACATTGATTACTGTGTCGACAAACAAGAACTTAGCTGCAACGAAGATCGGATCAATCGTCAAAGGAGTCTTGTCTTTTAGGTAGTTTTTAAAGTTAGCTACCTCATATTCGGCAGCGCCTTGGCCACCAGCAACATCGATGGAGATGATGACCTTGCCGTACTTAGGAGGATCAACTTCATCACCGCCGTACACAGAGATTGCTTGGATGTTCGGAAATCTTGCTCGTAACAGAGTCTCGTAGTCACGCTTAGTGATAGCTCGCTCTTGTACTTGAAGCGCCTTCGGTGCAAACGTACGAATAGACTCAATGCCCTCGCCATAGAATCCACCGGCAGACTGACCAGATACTGCGATTATGTTAGAACTTGCTCCACCGAATGATGATGGCAGTGACAGACTATTAACGCCATTCGCTTCCGGGCCTGTACACAGTCTATACGACACCGAGATCGAATCTGTGATCGTAGGCTGAAATCCGAATCGATTTTGACCAAATTGTACGCTGTATCGACCATCATTCTCGGGTTGGAGATAGAATACTTTATCGACCGATCCCACACCAAATATCTCACTCTTATAAGTGAATGCAACGCCATTAACAGTCATGGTGATACTACGGGTGTCTATCCAAGAGTTGGATATGGTGGTATCAGCAACGGATAACACTTCGGTTATGTATCGACCTTCAAACAACTCAACCGAGCTTGCTACAAAGGACGTTGGTGATGTTGAGCTTCGTGCAGCAACGTATGCCTTCTCGTTTAAAAAGATGTAGGTCTTATTGCCACAATGTCCAGTAAACGATGAGTTAGCAGGTATGGCTATGAAGTTAGACCCATAATCAGCAGCCGCAGTGAAGGTAATATCACACGTGACGGCGGATGACCGTCTGCTCCGTGGCATATAGTTAAGCTCTTTGGCGTGACTAATGACACTATTACGCTGTGAGGCACTATCAAGAAACATCTCAGACACTGCCATGTTATAATAGTAGTTATTATAGAATGTGTTGTATGATAGAACGTCCAATAGGACATTCATGTTCGACCCCTCGTAGTCGTAATCCTTGAACCTGTCTTGGTTCTTTAGGAACGTCTTAAGGGCTTCTTTAGTGGCAAAGAAGTCTAAGTCTGTTACTGGTGATATATTAGCCATTTATCTTTCCCTGACAAGATCGAGTGTTATAGATGAGGTCGTACTTGTATTTAGTACGCTAAACAGAACAGTCGCTTGCAAATTATTAGTGTCTAAGTCTGCTATAATCTCTACGTCTTTTAGATCGCAACGTGGTTCATACGTACGGATAGCAGTTTTAATGTTATCCTTTAGAATAAGAATCGTATTAGCATCCAGATTTTCGAATAATGATGCCGAAATATTACACCCTATGCTTGGTTGAAACAGCCTCTCGCCCTTATTCGTGAGGACGATGTTCTTAATAGACTCTTTCACCGCATTCTCGTTGATCTTCCTAGATAGATCATTGCGTCCGGGTACTTGATCCAGATTCTTAGAGAAATCGGAATACAATTCTCGTGCTCGTGTTCTTGGTGTTAGACCTGCCATTGTATTTCCTTTTCTTGTATTTATGCGTTAGCCACGGCGTTTTGTGTGTTGAGTAGCAGCTTCTGCTGCAATAGCTCGCTTAGTCTCAAGAGAGTTCTGCCTAGCCAACTGTTCAACTGGTATACCAGAGTTCTTTCTATATTCGTCTCTATTGTGCTTTGGTATAGCATTAACCCACTTATTCTTAGTGGAACCTGTCAGCGCATAGCTAGAGCCACTCTCAGATCCATGTCCTGCTACCCACATCCTTCTCGCACCACAATCAAGGTGAATGAATGTGTTGTATATACCAATACCAGTGAATCCCGCTCGTTCTGCTGCTAGGAAGAAGTCCTCTCTGTCCGCAGACGATACGATAACATCGATCGCATAGCCACTCATATGGATCGAGTCCGAAGATCCACCAACTGCGATGTTATGCGCTTTGTCTCGAAATCCAGAGTTAACAACGTACTGTTTGCCCGTCTGTTCACTGATTCTCAATAGTCGAACCCACACATCTGATTGTACTTTCTGCCAATTTCCAACATCGCTCTTAAGACTCGCCGAGAATGAAAACTTGTTGGTTATACCATCTTCGGTCAGTGTGCTAATCGCAGCATTTTCAGCTAAAGTGGCTCCACGTGGTGTCTGCCAATCAACTTGAGGATCAAATACAGCATCAGTTTTTGTGGTGACTCTACCAGCACGTGGTGCATTATTGGTAGCAATCGCTTCAGCCTTTGCCTTCTCTCGATCGACTGCCGTTATTCGTATTCCACCGGCACTCACTGCCTCTCTTGTCTGTCTTAGTGATGTATTCTGAGCAATACTAGTCTCGGTCGCAACAGCGGTAGCTAGAGTTGTTAGTGCTGTTGCTGGCCCCATAAGAACTGTTTGTAGTGTATCCGAGAACTGACAGAAACGAAACATCAACAAACCTAAGACCTCTGCCGTGATTCTTTCGAACTGTGATGCAGTGGAGGCGACAAACGACTCTATTCTTAGGAAAAACTTACCTATGTTTATGTCAGAGAAGAAGTTTAGTATACTCTCTGCCATCTTTTTTATCTTATTGTATATATTACTTGCTATAGACACCGAGAAGTCCACCATAGCTTTAACTCGTTTCTTTATTTCCTTAACAAGCTTTTTAATGATCTTGACAATATTAGCATACATCTCTTTAATGATTAGACTAAACCCTATAGACTTAAGTTTCTTTACAGGGTCTTTCTCATTATCGTTACCAATATCCGATATCTTATCTTTACCAGATTTGATTAGATCAAAGAGTCCAAACAATTTATCGAATATGTTTCCGAACTGTCCACACAGACCACCTGCTATAGATCCACCAATGTTATTGTCTAGGTGGAAATCGAAGTTTGATAGAAATGCTATTATAGCTACAGGAACAGCTAACGCAGCTAATACATCAAGGACATCATTTTCCCGTGTTGCCGATCCAGTCGTTCCTGTTTGCTGCGTAGTCGTCGTCGTTCCACCTAATGCATCGGTAGTGGTAGTCGTCGTATTACCAGCAGTGTCCGTATTCGTAGTCGTTGTGGTACCCGACGAATCAGTTACTGTAGTTTTCGTGCCAGTCGCATCGGTTTTACTGGTCGACGTGGTGCCTGTGGACGATGTTGTTTTTGTGGATACGGTGCCATCACTAGCCGTATCACGAGTTGATGTTGAGGTGGTATTACCTTCAGAATCTTTAGTTACTGATTTCACGTTACCATCAATATCTGTAGTTACTTCTGTAGACGATATTGCATTACCAGACGGGTCACTCGTCACAACAGATGTTATATTATCGTTCACATCTCGTGTCACGTCAAGTGTGTTTCCATTAGCATCTATTACTGATGTTGTCCCTGGTATGCCAGCGCCGATACCAGATGCTGCTGCACTCACTACAGCATCGCTTCCAGTACCACCTACTCCCGTTTGACCAACACTAGTGCCACCAGTTCCGCCTGACCCAGACTCATTCGCAGAATTACTCACAGCAGCACCAGCGGTTCCAGTAGCAGCACCAGCGGTTCCAGTGGCAGTGCCGCCAGTTGGATCAAAGTCTCGCATGGCAGCATAAACTTTATCCAAGTCGGTGCTATCAGCTAGTGCGAAGTCTGCGACCTCGACGTATGATATAGGCAGCTGCGCAAACCTTTTCTTCAAAGTTGGATACGCATCAAGATCCATATCAGAAAGTATATCGTTTAGTCTATTAGTGACATTGACGACACTTTGTCGATCCACCTTATCCAAGGGGTTACCTTGTTCAATAAGCGCCGCCGGATCGAAGAGCTTATCGAATATAGCACTGTCTGGTCGCAAGACTTGTGCATCAAATCTCGACGATAGAGGTGTGCTGGAATCGCAAAAGGTCATATATTCCTTCCTAATTTATATTGACGTATTGTGTATTTATTGTTATCTAGGACCATTCGTATCATCATCGTGTCCCATAAAACTGGTCATTGGTGCGTTCTGTCTCTCAACGAAACTACCACCAAATATTGACGCACGACTAGCTGGTATCTCGCCCGGATCGACTGCTGCTGCAACCTCGGTCACACTCTTCGCTGCTGATGGGAATGCAACTTGTGTACCCCGTATCGTAGTCGTAGCGGTAGTTGAAGCGGTAATGCCAGCCGCAGCGCCAGTACCCATACCAATGTTAACTAACGTACCGTCAAGACTCGCTATGCCACCACCTTCCAGATTCAAAAGGCCATCCGCTTTAACGTCAACGATTGCGCCGGTTAGGTTAGCCTCGACAGTGCCCTTGATTGACGTTGTAGAACCAGAAAGTGCTAGTGCGCCTAATGTTGAAATGCTAACAACAGCTGGAGAGTTTATCTCAACGCCCTTATGTGTAACATCGGGATATGGTAATAGTTGTGTACTGATCGCCGGTATACCTGCTGCGGTAATTTTAGTGTATGTAGAGCTATATAGATTCATCTTATATGCATCGAGATGTACGTCGCCATAATCGCTCTGTACGTAAAATCCACCACCATTCAGTAGACTGCCAGACTTATTCTTGATATTATTATTAGCTGCAAGGTTGATATCATCAGTTGATGCAAATATGCCAACACTACCACCCGAGATATTCGTCTTAATAGCAGATCGAATGTTCGCCGTTCCACGAGCAGTTACATTGAAGTTCTCACATTCGATATCGAGGTCGCCATTAATCCATACCTTACCAGATCCAGTCTCTACCTTTAATGTCCAGTCTTCTGATATATTAGTATGCTGACTACCTTGTACGTTATTAAACTCTAAGCCTTCGGTTGAGTTGTAAGTGTCACCGAACGACTTAACGAATATTGTACCATTGGGATCAATCTGGAATACAGATCCGCTCGAATGTGATAGCAATATGAAGTCACCTGCCTCATTCTCTACAGGATCACATAGCACTAAGAAGTTATCGCCATTCTTAGACTTAATAACACGGTTGTCGAGGTTTCTCTCGGGAGTCATAATAGGTGGTTCGTCGAACGTGGTATCGCCCGCTGTGTCTATACCACTGCGTTGGAATGCTCTCTGTAGAATGGCTTGACCGAATTCGGAGTCTTCTCCACTGACGTATCTATGAAGCGGAGGTGCACCAAACTCGTGTAGACTCTCAGGCGGAATATAGCTATCTTCGCCTGGCTTACCAGATCCAGCGGGCCATGATAAGTTCATGCCCGGAATTCTGCCCATAACCATAGGATGCTGCGCTTCTCGGCCATCAACAAAGAACCCAAATACCCAATCACCGACCTTTGGAACCACTTGAGCCGCTCCGTATGTACCATCAAGTACTGTGGCCCACGGTAGATGGTTAGTGGGTAATGCCTCGCCTTTAGGAGGATGTACGCCGAATGCTCTCACCCGAACACGTCCTGCATTAGTCAGGTCAGCGCTGTCTTCGACTACGCCTACAAACCAAACTAAGTTATTAAATAGTCCACTCATTTTATCAACCCACTTATCATGTTAAATGTTGTATCGACTGTTGTGGTACTGGCCGCCTTCTCTGCTGTTCCAGAAAGACCGCCCTTCGATACCACCAATTTTTGTAGAAACTCGTCATTAATAAAGCTACTCTCGACAGAAAGTACTAAATACGATCCAGCTCGTTCTTTATCTAGCGTACGCATACCACTAAGGCTTTCAGCAAAGTCGTACAGCTCTACTGTAATAAGCTTTCCTGGATATAGATCAACCCTGCCCTTGATGGTAAATGCTATGGAATTCGCCTCCATGTGATAATCGATGATAGGCTTTGTCGTGTAGTTCTCATAGTAATACTGATATGGCTTAAGCTGGTGGTCTGTTCCTTTACCCTGACCGATCTGTGGATAATCTGCAACGAGTACAGTCTCGGGTGCATTGTCTGCTTGCATGAACGTATCGATATAAGCTTTTGTATGAGTTAACTTTAGCTTATCAACTGCTTTATATTGACCATGCTCCGCCGAATAGTCATAGTCACGGGTGATACGAGTTCTATTCATGTAATCCAATTCTGTGACTCGTCGACGGTATGCGCCGGTCTTTATGTCACTTATCGTATTGACCTTCTTACCATACACTAACGATGATATAGACTGTTGGGCAATCATCTGTCCGGGTCCAGTGTTATCGTCAATGGTGCTATATATGAACTTTAAATTGTTGCTTATAGATATTGCATCATTAGAAACATCATTCTTATACTTTTCAATAAGGTATTCATGCGTACAGAAGAAATACTTCTCTCGAGTCTCGAAGAATCTAAACAATGACGATTTACTATTAGAAGAGAATGCTCGCCGTGCGAGGAAGTTCATTGCTTCGTCAGGACGTAGATTCGGAATAACAAGGGTTTGGTCCCCATCAGACTCTTCTATATCAATTTCCTTATCAGAGCTATTGCCACTTAAGAAGTAGTCTTCATATAGAGATCTTGCCATACTACTAATAGTCTGGTCTGCGTAAGATCTACGCAACTCAGTGGTGTCGGCATGTAACTTCTGCTTCGAACAGAATCGAATAATGTACTTTACGATTTTATCGTTAATGCTACTCTCAGGTTGAATCTCCTCAACAGCATATACGTAATAGCTCTCACGGCGAGTTTTACCGTAGAAATCTATATACATGATATCAACTTCTTCCTCGCCGATAATAGGTAGATCTGCTAATATGTTGTTACCTTCATGAACTACTGCATATCCGTGAACATAAGGACTATTGACACTCTCGCTTATGCCCCAATTAAGAATAACCTTATTCAATTCGGTACTTTCCGGCAAGTTCTTATCAACAACGTCATTAACGTTTTGTATGACGGGACTGATCTTAAACTGCTTTAGCGTATAAAAGCCAGCCTGCTGTTGATTACTCGCCATTTATTACCTCCACAAACCTATCTGTAATAAGAGATAGATACGACTTATTGATCAGGTTAATCTCTCGTCTAGACTCATTCAATTCATACTCATAGTCATACACACGCATAGCATAGAACTCGGAAGCAGGCGACTGTTGGTAGGTAGCACGATTGATCTGGACAGCAGGCTCATACAGACTTCGGTAATGTATTATATTACTAGATAGACTGGAGTTCCTAGCCCAATTCAGCACGGCGTCACCAGTCAATCCAGACTTGGACTCGTACTGAACCTTTATATAAGCTTCCAGTTCTAATTTGGACTTATACCATTCAGTGTATGGGTCGACTATCTCGTTAGACAGTAACACTAGCCATGCATATTCCGGGCTGTCATAGTAGTAATTGGCGATGTCCTCTGGCTTATCTCCATCCTCTAACGTATAGCTTAGATACTCTAAACTCACCGAACGAAGTGCAGCTGATAGTTTCACCTTTCGTGTAATGTCAAGTACTTCTTGACCTTTTATCATCACAGTTGGAAAGTTTTTAAAGTATGACATTATTATGCTCCACTCGGTAATACGCTGTCTGTTCCGGTAATATACAATGCACTGTTGCTAGCAATCGTCTCGTCTGTGATATTCCTCGAGTTCAAAACCGCCCTAGACACCACATATCCACCATCACCGCTTGCGTTAACAACGAACACTTCGTCTTCTAATAAACCATTTGATGTAGCAGTAGCTTTACTTTGTCCATCGGGACTATTTGAAGTTGTTCCTCCTGCAAACTTGGGCCACGGAGAGCCACCACCAGAACCACCACCAGAACCACCA